CTGAGCTCGCGCCGGCTATTTCATTATAATATTACAGACAAAGTTTTTTTACACGACAAATACAGGTTGTATTCTTTGGTAGCATTAATGAATAACATATCTGAAAATGCTTCTTATTTTGTACCTAAACATAAAATAAATAAAAGGTTTCAATGGTGGTGGTGTGCTGATCATAAGGTTGGTTTTGATTGCCACTGCGATTTGCGCTTTGAAGTTGTTGCTAAGGCTTTTATAAAGTTTGACCCTGCACAACGTTCTGGCGTAATTTGTAGGTGTGACGATCTTGGGAGAAGACGTACCGATCTACAGATGTACGTAGATATGCTCGTACGATTAGAGACCCTTTTTTTTAGACTTGGTGATTCTTGGAATCTTAGAGATGCGGATAATCAACCATCTAAGGATCGCCTTATACGTATGTTGACCATAGTTCGTGATTCTCCGAACTGGGTTCCCGTCCCCAAGATGACTGATGGGGATGTTGGTCTCAGGGATGATCCTTATCCTACTGTTCATGATGTTGTCATAAAGTTATTATTAATGTGGGATATGAAAGAACTTTCTGGGGATTTTATTGGTACTGATGAATATTTGACAAGTGATAATATACAATTTTTCTCTGAAAACGTTTGGCAAAAATCTCATCTTCTCAATCAAGTTGTTCTTGGTTCCTCTTTTCATATTGATCCACATGAGTATGTTCAGAAAATGAGGGATAAATCCATTTATAATCTTGTGTTTGGTCATCGGTTTTTGAATAATCGCGTTTGTTATAACTCCGTTCTTACCACCAATAAGGTTGATGCCAGCAAGCTTTTAGCTTGTGATGAGAAATTGAGACGGGATGTCAATTTTCCTCATCACGTAAAAAATATACTTGGCCGTAATCTTAAAGGTGCCCTTCAGATGATGTATCGTGCTTTAGGCACTGATAAGGATCTTGGAAAATACGTCTGGAGCTGGGATCGTGGGATAGATAATTTCGAATATCGTATGACTTCATCTGCTGGAGTTAGGCCTGGTAGGGATACTCAGGTCAAGAAAAATGGCGTCACTTATACTTATACTGTTGGTGGTGCAAAGGGTCTCCAGCTTCCTTTTTCTAGGACGGTTATTGAGGATGCCATGATGAACTTTTTTAAAGAGGGTGAACTTAAGCTTCCCCAGGTTGTCAATGCTGTCGGCTTGAAGAAGGAGATGCTTTATACTGCTGAGGAAGATGATAAAACTGCATTGAAAATGCAAGATAAAATACGTTATATTTGGTTATCTGAGACTTTGGAATTTCTTATGGCTGCTTCTGTCCAGGGATTTAGGCAGAAGTTTGAGCGTAGAGGTCCTATTTTAATAGGTACTAAATTTTCCCATGGTGGTGCATATGAGTTTGCAAAAAAATGTTTTTATGATGACCCTCGTTATTTTTGGATTCAGGGTGATTTTTCATCTTATGATTTGTCTATTAAACGTTTTTTGCTTAATTTTTTCGCTATGGAAAATTTGCGGTATTATGACAAGGGTTCTTTCCCTGGTCGTATGTGGGACCTTTTTGTTGCTTTTAATGAGTGGGTGGCGCATAATTTAGGTTATAAACTAGTTAGAAAGCCTAATGGTGAGTGGGGTTTCCTCGATGGGTCCATGGGGTCTGGTTCATATATGACTTCTCATGGTGATTCTTGGATACTTGCTTTTCTTTTTTTTTGCTGGATAAATACTATTTGTACATCTATTGAGGAAGGAGATGAGTTGTACAGGGATGTTATGGCTTGTCTTATTGGTATTTTTGTTTTTGGAGATGATTTTATTCTTTATTGTCTTCGTAAATATAGACACATAATAAACAAGGATACTTTTTCGGCTTGGATGAAAACATTTGGGATGCAATTTAAGGAACTTGAAGAGAAAGATATTTTTTTATCTGTTCCTGATAGTGAATGCATGCTTGTTCAAAAAAACGTTAAATTGTTGCAGCATTATTTTGTGTCATCAAAAAGAGTTGATGCTGATGGTATACTTGGCCTTCCTGATGTTCTACCCTGGAAGGATTCTCAGCGTATTATGGCCCGGTGCGTGTATGGTAATGGAGAAAAGAGATCAATACTTGATTATGCCATATCAGCAATCGGGAATGTGTATGCTAGTCACGGCACAAATGAATTAGTTTATAATTTCTATCAATATTTGTATGATAATATTGTTGGGTATGTTGGCCTCTATCCTGGTTGGATAGAGGAGTATGTTAGAAATGCCTCTAATGGTGAACAGGTTTCTGGCATGCTTAGGAAAAGTAGAATTACAGCTGAGGAACTTGCAGGTGGTTTTCCTACGAGACAGCATCTTTTAAAAAGGAATATTTAT